CCATGCTTTAAGGGAATGAGATCCCCATAAACGAGGCTCTAATCTTTTGATTGCTGCATCCTCTTGTCTAATGTCAGGATAAATTAAACGAGACAAAATAAGAGTATCAGTTACCTGATCTACAGGAACTTCTAATCCATACAAACGATTTAAAACTTCTAAGTCAAATCCTAAAACATTATGTCCTATGATATGACTTTTCTGTAGTTTTTTGAGTGCGGTCTTTATCTCTGATTTAGTAGTGGCTACTTCTACATAAGACATGTGGTTAGTAACTTCTATTTTCATAACCAAACAATGAACCTTTGTAACCGAATCTAAAAGACCATCAGTTTCTATGTCTAGTATTATGTTCTCCATATCAGAAATCCTCCTTATTCTCCTTTTCAAATCCATAAGTATTAATTTTTTCTGGAGATGCACCAACTATCATTCTTCCAGTTTCTTTAGAATAATATAAAGAATCTGCTACTCCAGTTTCTCCTGTCCAACGATTCTTTAAAACCCTAACAGTAGTCACATCAGGATTCTCCTCATCTTGTTGATTACGCTCACATCCAATTACTATGTCTGAGAGTTGAGCGATACCATGCGAACCTCTAAGTTGATTGAGTGAAGTTCTTACTCCTTCTTCATGACCTTTATCTCCTGAAGGTCTTCTGAGATGTGATACTAATATTAATGCACATTGCACCTCTTCTACTAGACTTCTGAGCTTTGTCATTACAAAGTCTAGCATTCTCCTTTCATCACCACCTTCCATACCAGATAAAATAATGGTGATATGATCAAGGATAATGTGAGTACATCCCACTCCTTTAACAAGGTAACGGATCTTGTTGAAAAGATTGGAGATTTCCATACTCCCCCAATGATCATACATAAACAAATTCCCAGTTCCCAATACATTATCAAAACCCTCCTTGAGTTCTTCTTTGGTGTAGTCTACACTCTGGAGATGAATAGGTTTATTAAGATAAAGACCTATAAATCCAAGAGAAGTTCGTTTTGTATTTTCTTCTAATGCTAAGTAACCTACCTTTTGATCTCTAAGTATTAATGAGTATGCTATTTCTCGACATACCTGACTCTTACCTATACCTGATCCTGCAGTAATAGTTACAATCTCTCCTTTCCTGATTCCTTGAGTCATATTATTAAGACCATTGAAAGGATAAGGCATTGACTCTGCTTCCTTAGTAGTGGATACTAATTCCCAAGTATCCTTTCCATCTATAATTCCATCAGGTCTGTAGGATTTTGCTCCCCAAATAGCACTAATGATATCTGCACCTCTTCCTGCTTGGATCATTTCATTTGGATCTTTTAAAGGAAGTGTAGCTACCTTTACTTTTCCTGGAGAAAACAACTGTACACAATCATCCACAGCTTTAAGACCTGCTTCATCCTGATCAAACATCAGAATTACCGACTCAAAGTTTTCCAAGTATTCTAAGTCATTCTGAAGTGCTTTCTTAGCTCCTGCTGCACCAGTAGATATAGATACAACGGGCCACTTGTTTCCTTGTGCCTGAGAAACAGACATTGCATCTATTTCACCTTCACAAATGGTAATCATCTTACCTTTTTCCCACAAGTGTTTTCCATAGAGTCCTGCTTCCTTAGTATTTCCAAGAAATAAGAAATCTTTATTAGGAAATCTGAGCTTCTGAGCTATTACATGACCATTCTTTTTATAATTTGCTATTTGGACTTTCTTTCCTTTGAAAGTTCCCACTTCATAAGACCACTTATCTACAGTAGCTTTAGACAAGCCACGTTTTTTAAGTGGTTCTCGTTCTCCTTTTACTAAATCCATCATTGAATGTTTCTCCTCTTGTTTAATGTTCTCTTTAGTATCTCCTTGCTGTCTATAGCCACAACCAGGAGTAAAGCACCAACCATGACCATCATCATAGATAGCTAAGTTATCTGTAGAACCACATCTAGGACAAGGTGCATGGGTAACACATACTGATTCTTGTTCTCCCATATTTCCTCTATTTATAAACTATTGATATTACAGCTTATACCTCTTTTCCCACATACTCTTCTGGAATAAGAGGTAATAAGAATAAATACAGTTACTTAGAGCTAACATTCACCTGTTCCACAACAACCTGTTGGAAGAAGTGAATCTTACCAAAGTCACCATCTTCCAACCTATTCTATTGGGACTTGGTGACTTTAG